GACGGTGACGATGGTGATGGAAACGGAGACGATGGCGACGAGCTCCAGGCAAAGATCGACGCAGCAGTAGCGGCGGCGATCAAGAAACAGGACGAGCTCTGGGAGAAGAAGCTCAAGGACAAGCTCGCCAAAGAGAAGAAGAAGACCTCCGAGGCGGAGCGTCTCGCATCCATGACCGAATCCGACAAGATCAACGAGCGCATCAAGGCACTGGAAGACGAGAATGCCTCCATGAAAGCGGCTGCCGCAAAGAACGAGATGGCGGCACAGGTCAGGAGCCTTCTGCGTGACAAGAACATCACCACAGTGTCTGACGTGATCATCGACTGCCTGATCGGAGCTGATGCGGAAACAACACAGGAGGCGGTCAACGCGTTCGCGGAGGAATTCGAGAAAGCAGTCAATGCCCGCGTCAAGGAGGCCCTGAAGAACAAGACGCCCAAGGGCGGTTCCCCGGCCGGCGGAAAGAGCATGACGAAGGCGGAGATCATGAAGATCGAGGATCCCATCGAGCGCCAGAAGATGATCGCCATGCATCCTGAAGCATTTAAATAAAAAGGAGCATATCATGAACAGAAACAAGAACCTTATGAACCTGAGGATGTTTGACGGTGGAGCCGCTGCTCCGGAGAACCAGAACCAGTCCACGGACTTCGCACCTGCGATCTCCATCGACTTCACATCCCGTATCACCGAGAACATCCGCACCCTGCAGACGATCCTCGGCATCACCAGTATGAAGCCCATGAATGCCGGCTCGCTGATCAAGATGTACAAGTATAAGACCATCACGCTGGCTCAGCAGGTCGCGGAGGGCGAGATCATCCCCCTGACCAAGGTTGAAAGGGTCATCGCCAAGACCATCGAGCTGTCGCTTGGAAAGCACCGCAGGCAGACAACTGCTGAGGCGATCCAGAAGCATGGCAGGGCGAGAGCTATCAACGAAGCTGATAATAAGCTGGTCGCAGAGGTCCGTCGTACTGTTAAGACCGATTTCTTCTCCGCCATTGGCGAAGGACTCGGTCATGCAGATGCAGGAGAAAACCTTCAGGAAGCCCTCGCGAATGTCTGGGCCGAGCTGAATGACTTCTACGACGATATGGATGTAACGCCGGTGTATTTCGTTTCTTCCAAGGATGTCGCAAAGACCCTTGGAAAAGCCCAGATCACGACACAGACCGCGTTCGGCTTCAGCTACATCGAGAACTTCCTCGGCCTCGGCCTGGTGATCGTGCATCCGAAGCTGACGCAGGGTACTGTTATTGGCACTGCACAGGAAAACCTGAACGGCGCATATGTGCCGGCAACCGGCGGAGATCTTGCGCAGGCGTTCAAGCTGACCGCGGATCCTTCCGGGCTCGTGGGTATGACGCACCAGGCGAACAGCAATAACGCGTCCATCGACACGCTGCTGTTCTGCTCTGTCGTGTTCTACCCTGAGCTTCTTGACGGCGTGTTCAAGGCTTCGATCGGTCCTGAGGGAGCCACCGGAGCCACGGGAGCGACTGGAGCAGGAACCGGCGCGTGATCAGTTGAGAAGGGACGGCAATGGGAAAGGTATTATTTACAAGCCGCAGGACGTTAGGCCGCTGTGAAAACATCACGGCGGTCTATAACGCCTATGATGGCGACAAGGATTTTATAAAGGAAAACTGGTGCGGGGAGCTTGACCCAAAGATCAAGTCAGGCGAGTACACTGTTATGGTGGCAGACGATTTTGTCCCTTATTCACCTGGAAAGCTGATCATGCTCACGCACGGGGCTTCCGGCGGGAAATCCTACGGCATGACACAGCCTTTCCCGTATCACAACGAGAAACAGGCAGCGCTGATCGATTACGTGGTGAGCACCAGCGAGGCTACGGTCGAGCTTGAAGCACAGCAGCACGGCGTGCCTATAGAGAAGGTGCTTCCGCTCGGCATGCCCCGCATGGACGCCTATGTGGGGAAGAGCAAGGGGGACGGCGGGACGCGTCTTGCCGGGAAGCGGGCGTATCTTTACGCTCCTACGTTCCGGAAGCCGTTCGAGCCGCCCATGCCCTTCGTCGACTGGTACTACATCGACGAGGTGCTGTCTGATGACGAGGTCTTCGTCATCAAGCCTCACATGGTGACGGGGTCGATCTACAACGGCCGGCTCCGGCACGTATACCAGATTCCTGCGGCGGTCCCGTCAGCTCCGTACCTCATCGACTGTGACGTCCTCATCACGGACTACTCGTCGATCATGTTCGACGGCCACGTCCTCGGCAAGCCGGTGATCCTCTTCGAGAAGGAAGCCGGCTTCGTCGAGAAGAGGGGTATGTCCTTCGAGTATCCTTCCGGCTACGCTTCGCGCTATGCCACAAGGGAGGAACAACTGGTCGACATGATGAGGCACGCCAGAGAGCCCGGCCCGGAGGATCTCCTGTGCCGGGAGAGGTGCTGCGGAGCATGCGACGGACACGCGACAGAGAGAGTAGTAGAACTGATAAGGAGCTGCGTATGAAGATACTTATTGCCGTCCCGACATTTGAAAATATATTTCCGGATACGTACCAGTCGATCTTTGATCTCGACAAGGGAGAACACAATGTCTCCTTTTCGTTCGTAAGGGGATATGACTGTGCGACGGCCCGGAACAGGATCGTCCAGAAGGCTCTGGACTTCGGTGCCGATTATGTCCTGATGGTGGACAATGACGTGGTGCTTCCACGCGGCGTGCTCCTGGACATGCTGGATGACCCGAAGGACGTGTGCCTCGGGTATTACGCGCATCGTGACGATGACAACGTGTACAGGGGAAGGACATCCGTCTGCAGGCTGAAGGATCCTGACGGGAACCTCTATTTTAACTACCCGCTCGAATCGGAGTATACCGCGGAAGAGCTGGGAAGGATGAGGGAGTCAGGCACACACAAGGTGTGGATACACGGAGGCGGCATGGGATGCGCCCTGATCCGCACCGATGTGTTCCGCAGGATACAGTACCCCTGGTATGACTGGATCAATTACAACGACAGTAAGAGAAGGATGATCTCTGAAGACCTGTATTTCTGCGAGCAGTGTAAAAAGACAGGGATCCTTATCTTTACTGATACCAGGGCTGCATGCGGGCACATGCTCCGGCATGTCCAGTGGCCCGTCTGGGTAAAAGGAGACGGGATGTACAGAGTAACGACACTATTTGATGACCTGCAGGACAGGGTGCCTACTGCGAACGGACTGGTAAGCTGGCGGTATCATCCGGGCGACACATATCCCAGAAATGGGGCGGAGCCTTCCACGGAAAGGATCGCGGAGCTTTCGAGCAGCAGGAACGCGCTTGGAAAGCCCCTGATCGAGGAGATACCGGAACAGGAACCCGTAAAACCCAAAAGCAGGTCCAGGAAACGGAACATGGAGGCGGCAGATGGGTGATACATTGACAAAGGTATCAAGCATGATCGGCGGGAATGCGGATGAGGGTATACTGAAGCTCATTATTGATATGGTGGAGGCGCAGCTCCTCATGAGGATCAATGATGAAGAGGTCCCTTATGAACTTCAGTATATCATCGTGAATGTGTCTGTTGCCCGTTACAATCAGATCGGCGATGAGGGCAAGAGTTCCATGACCATAGAGGGTGAGTCCGCATCATGGCTGGCAGACCTGTTTGCGCCGTATGAAAAGGATATCCGGCTGTATCTGGGAAGAAAAGACCAGACGGTTTCCGGAGGATCCATCAGGTTCCTGTGAGGTGGTGCCATGAGATGCGATACGAAGGTATATTTTGTCACGGACGGTGCAAGGACGATGGTCACAGATCCGGAGGACAGCAATTACGGCAATTATACGGCCGGCAAACCTTCGGAAGCTGGAATGCTGGCTGATGTGACTGACACGCAGACCAAGACGCAGATGCTCGTATATGGCGCGATCAGGGAGGGAAGCAAGACGGTACGCCTTAATGAGCAGTACCGGGAACCGTTCGACCACATCCGGATCGTTGACAGGGATACAGGTGAATCGGCGCTCTATGACGTCGACGCGAAGAGGATCCTGCGCCGTCGGTCGACGTTTATCTGTCATGAGGTAATCTGAAATGGGAGAAGTGAAACTGGTCGGCATGGATAAGCTCCAGGCAAAGATCAAGTACTGCGGGGGTAACCGGAACGCTGTTAAAACAGTGATCCGTAAGAACGGCAACCAGCTGAACAAACGCATGAAGTCCAGGATGAAGGAAGCGTATATCAAGGGCTATTCGCACGGTGATACCGCCGGAAGCGTCAACACAGTGATCACTGATGAGGGAATGACGGCGAGCGTCG